TTATAAAAAAATAATTAAGACTCGTCGTCACTACTTGAACTTGAATTGGATTCTGTAATTAATTTATTATTTGAAAAACATGTTGTAGATATAATTATATCAGATTCATCAATTGAATCATCTTTAAAATCTATAGCTTCAGCTACAGGAACTGCTATTTTAGGTATACTCCATACTTTAATATTATTATTTCCTAATCCAGATACTAAATAATTATCATCAATATTTAATAAAGAATAAACACATCTTGTTCCTACATTAATAGTTTCAACACATTCTTCTGTATTATAATCCCAAATTTTAATAGTTGTATCATCACTCCCACTTGCTATATATCCATTATTTAAATTTACTACATAGCAAATATAACTAGTATGTCCGGTAAGATTTTTCATACATTCACCTGTATTAATATTCCATACTTTTATAGTATGATCCCAGGATGTACTAACTAGTAGATTATTATTAATAGATTCTAAATTTGAAATATACTTTGTATGACCTTCAAGAGTCTTAATACATTCCCACCTATTTTTATCCCAAATTTTAATTGTATTGTCACTTGATCCACTAGCCATAGTTTGATCATTAATATTTTTAATAGAATTAACACTATCGGTATGTTCTTCTAAAGTAATAATATACTCCCAATTATCAGTGTTCCATATTAAAATTTTTGAATCAAATGATCCACTAGCTAAAATAGTATTCCCAAGATATTCTAATGTATTTATCCAATCTGTATGCATTTCAAGAATTTTTGTACATTCAAATGTAGATAAATCCCAAATTTTAATATTTTTATCATTTGACCCACTTACTAAAATATTGTTTCCTATATATACAATAGTATTTATCCAATTTAAATGTCCTTCTAATGTTTTTATACATTCACCTGATGAAATATCCCATATTTTAATATTAGTATCATTTGATGCACTTGCTATTTTATAATCAGAAATATATGCAAGTGATGTAATAAAATTAGAATGTCCATTAAGAGTTTTTAAATATTCCATTTTAATTATGAGATATAATTAATACATTTTTATTTTTTATTAAATAAATAAAATTAAAAATCTATTTTTCAATTTTTCAATAAACAAAAAATTATTCATCATCACTACTAGAATCTATATCTTTTTCTGGGATTCCTTTATATAATGAACACTGCTCTTCTTTAGCTGCACCACCTTCATGTTCATTAATAACTTCCTCGGGAGAAGCTATAGCTTTAGTTGGTAAATTCAAAATATTTATAGAGTCACCCCGAGATACAATTACTAGTGTGTTATTCCCAATATATAAAAGCAAATTTATACATTTAGATGGTACTTTAAAAGTTTGTATACATTCTCCTGTATTAATATCACGGAGTTTGATAAATTCAAAATTGGATGCACTTGCTATAATATTATTACCTACATTTATAATAGAATCTTTAATTTCTGTATGTTCATCAAAAGTAAAAAGACATTCTCCTGTAATAATATCCCAAATTTTGATATTGTTATCCCAAGATGAACTTGCTAATATGGTATCAGAAATTTTTACAATAGAATTAATATAACTATGATGCGCCTCAATATTATGAATACATTCGCCAGTAGAATAATTCCAAATTTTAATATTGACACTTAAATCAATACTCACTAAAAAATTATTATTAAAATATTTGATAGATTTTATTCCACTACTATCTCCTATAAATCTATTTGTACATTCTCCTGTAGTTATATTCCAAATATAAATATAACCGTCATCTGCTCCACTTGCTATAGTATCATTATTAATAAATTCAAGGAAACTAGTACAAATATAAGAATTACGTCCTCGAAGGACCTTTATAAATTCTCCTGTAGAAATATTAAAAATCTGAACACTTGAACCAATTGATCCACTAGCAAGTAAATTATTACCCAGATATATGAAACATGTTGATTGTTCTATAGTTTGATAACATTTCCCTGTAGAAATATCCCAAATTTTAATAATATTATCCCTAGACCTACTGATTAATTTATTATCACCAATATACAACATAGATACAATATTCTGAACATGGCCTTTAAGGATATAAAAAATTTTATTTGTTAAAACATCAAATATTTCAATATTATAAGTTTTACCGACTGCTATAATATTATCATAGATATGAACTATGGCAGTAATTTTATCATCTTCAATAGAATTAAAGTCCATAGTATTTAATTTGTATTATTCCCTAGTAGTAAAAAAACAAATAGAGAATTTGAATAATCTTAATTGTATGAACCTCGAAGAGAATAATTTATTCAATTTTTTTTATAAATAAATGATTATAAATTATCCAATATCATTCCACGCATCATCATCACATGTAGAACAATAAATATTATAAGTTTTTATTTTATTACAATTTAAACATAAAGTACATCTTTTAAATTTTTTTAGTTTACCTTTAAATCGAATTAATGGTAATAATATTTTTAAATCATTTTGATGTTTTCTATTTTCTATATATTCATAAATTTTTAAAATAATTTCATTTGGTAATTTTGTTTCAGTTAATACTTTTGTGTTTGATTTAAATAATTGTATATTCATTATTTAATTTTATTTATATTTATTTAATTGAATATAAGATGTAAATTATAAAAAAATCAAATTTTTATGCTCCACAAATCTTGTACAGGAGTATTTAAATCAGTAACAGGGGTTAATATATATTTTATACTACAATCTATTAATATATTAGCATTAGGATTTTCATATACATAAAATATATTTAAATTATTATTTTGAAAATTTTCATTAATGGATGTTTTAAATTTAGAATTAATATCAGATATAATATTATTTTCTAATTCGTTTCCTAAATTAGATTTTTGTTCATAATCATATTTTTCTTTAGTTTCTTGCTTAGGAGTTTCTTGCTTAGTAGTTTCTTGCTTAGGAGTTTCTTGCTTAGGAATTTCTATAGTTGGAATCTTTTTATAATTAAATATTAAATTATTAGTTCTTCTAATAATTAGTAATGTTTTATAAGGTTGATATCTTTTAAAATTTAAATTACTTGTTTTAATATTTTTTATATTTTTAAAACCATAATAATTTAATTGACGTTGGAAAGAACTAAATTTATTATGTCTAAAATATTTTGGTAATATTTTAGTAGAAATATAAATAATAGAATTAATTTTAATTGTTTCGCCTTTAGGATCCCATTCAATACCCTCAGAATTATTTTCTTCTGGATCTAAAATAATCCATAATTTTTTTAAGAAAATTGGAATCTTTTTGTGAGATATACCCAGTATAATATTTAATGATTCTTTATAATTATATACTATTTCTTGATATTTTACATCATCATAAATATTATCTGCATAATTATTACTTAATATATTTTCTGAATAAGAATTTTTTTTTTTTACTTTACGAGTTTTAGGCATTTTGTCAAATAAATAATTATTTAGAACAAATTCTTATTTTTTTAAATAATCAAAATTTTATAATTAATATATATATCAATTTTTTTATGTATTTTATAAAAAAATAATCAATCCTCGTCATCGCTACTTGAACTAGAATCTCCGTTTGCATCAGGTTTATCAATTTCACTACAACAAGCCACAGCTATTACCGCTGGTGATACTGGTGTGGCTGCAGCTTCTCCACCTTCCTCAGAACTTGTGGTAACATTCTCTGCCACAGGAACAGCTGTAGTTGGTATATCCCAAATCTTGATAGTTGTGTCACAAGATCCACTCACTAGACGATTGTCACCGAGATATACGAGTGAATTAACTTGATCAGTATGTTCCTCGAGAGTTTGTATACACTCTCCTGTAGTAATATCCCATATTTTAATAGTGTTATCTTTAGATCCGCTCGCTAAATGATTATCTCCGAGATATGCAAGACATCTAACACACTGTGTATGGCCCTTGAGGGTTTGTATACACACTTCTGTAGTAATATTAATAATTTTAATTGTGTCACTATGAATAGATCCACTCGCTAGACGATTGTCACCCAGATATACAAGAGAAGAAATAAAACTAATATGTTCCGAGTGGATCGTTTTTATACACTCTCCTGTAGTAATATTCCAAATCTTAATGTTATTAAACGATCCTCCACTCGCCAGATAATTGTCGTCTATGTATACAAGTGTAGAAATAAAACTAATATGTCCTACAAGAGTTTGTATACAAGCTCCTGTATTAATATCCCAAATGTTAATAGTTTTATCATGAGATCCACTCGCAAGAAGATTATCACCGAGATATGCAAGACATTCAACATGATGTGTATGACCCTCGAGAGTATGTATACATTCTCCTGTAGTAATATCCCATATTTTAATAGTCTTATCCCAAGATCCACTCGCTAGACGATTGTCGCCTAGAGATACAAGAGGAGAAAAAATCTGATCCAATACATCGAGAGTATGTACACACTCTCCTGTAGTAATATCCCATATTTTAATAGTCTTATCCCAAGATCCACTCACCAGAGTATTATCACCTAGATATACAAGACAATCAACACCCTTTGTATGTTCCTTGAATGCCATGTTAATAAGATATGATTGATATTTTCTTTAGAATTAATAATTAATTAATTTATCAATTTTTTTATGTATTTTATAAAAAAATATTAAAGATTCTCACTAATAAAAGTATCAATTCTTAAATTTATATCTTCAAGAGAATTACTAGATGAAATATGATTATTCCATCCTTGTAAAATTTCTTCATCTGATTTTCTTTTAATTTCATTCCATAATTTTTTACCAATTTTATGTGGTATCCATTTTAATTTCTGAGATGCAACTTTATACCATATCTGTGAATTACTTCCATTCAAAGAGAATCCTTCTGTTCTTAATTTACTATTATGAATTGTGAATGATACAAAATCAATCCATTGTTTATAATTATATGTTTCTGTGCTTTTTGGATCTAATGAACCATGTAAATACAAAACTTCTCCAAATAATCCTAAATATTTACCATCTTGACAATTAGTATTCATAATAACATATTTTGGTTTATTTGTTCTAAGCCAATCTTTATCTCCATTTGTAGCTTCTCCTGCCATATATCTGTCAAAAGAATGCCCATTATAAGATACTTCATCTGGCCAATGAATAAATATATCAGGACAACTAGGTAATTCACCCTTATGTCTTTCTTTAGTTGTTCCTATGGTATATCCTTTTGCTTTTAATTTAGTTCTAAGAGCGTCAATTGTACTACTTTTACCAGAACTTAGTCCACCAGGAACGACAATTACTTTTGTATTTATAGTATCAGAAGATCCAGATGCAGCTGCTCCTCCTCCACCCGAATCATGAGAAGTAATATTTGAAATAATATCTGTAATTTTAAATCCATCTTCTCTAATTTTACTATACCATTCATCAATTGATTCATGATGATATTCAGAAAAATTTTCCTCTACAAATGGTGTACCTAGATGAGACCTGAATCCCTCACGAATACACCTATCTTTAGTTTCTTGTGAATAATATTGTCCAGCAAATTTATAAACTGGTCCTTCAATTGGATCATAAGTAATTGCATCAATTTTAGTTGAACAATCAGAAATTTTAATATCAGGAATTTCCATATATTCGATTTCATCTGAAATACCACTAGCATATTTTAAAATACCTGTTACATCTGAACCAAAATAAGGACATTGTAAATGCTCTCTTGGTGCAGGTAGATCACTTGAAATTAAACTTAGAGCCGAAGGCATAGTTTTTTTAGTCCTTCTATCAAACTGTTCTTTATCAAGCATTTTCTTTACAATATTACAAATTAATCTTTCATATTCAGAGTCTGGATATTTTTTACGAATAAGAATACTTAACTTTACCATAATTGCAATATTAATAATTGACTTTGAATCAATAGTCACTCCTTTATTAGTAAAACTAAAACTAATAATTCGTCGAATTGCCATTCTAGCATAATCATCATTACTCATACCAGGACATGCAATAGATGGAATAATCATACAATCATTCCTGAATAAACATGTTTCATTATTATTAGTTGATAATAATTCATGAGTAATAGTTGTAAATGCTATTTTCATATTATAAAAGTTAAAAATTAAGCATGGTGCTCCTATCATTTTATTATTAATAACTTTATTTCCAGATTCCCAGAATTTAATAATTTCCTTAAAGGTTGTTTGTCTCTCACTCTGATTTCGAAGTGTCTTACCACTAAGAATACCTGCAGTCTTTGGATTAAATATAAATTTATTCAAATACTCTTCTATTTTATTCATAAATTCATTATCAGATGCTGTAAATCCTTTTAGTTCTAACCAATTCCTAACAAGTCGATACATTAAAGCTCTAAGAGAATCTTCATTCATGTAACATCCTAGTGAATCAAGATTTTGGAGAATATCTCTCATCTTATTATTATTAAAATTCACTAGTTCATCAGGATATTTAGATAATACATTAAAAATTTTTCTAGTAATCATTTCTCGGGTTTTAATATTATGAGGAATTTTAATTTCAACCGAACAAATATTAATATGTGCACCTGCTTTATTACCAACTGCCAATTCTTGAGTGATAATTTGTCTAGTATTACACCAATCTCCATTATCTCTTTTATCCAATAACCAATGTGCATTAAAACTATCTAAATGATCAATAGGAGTTACATGAAAAATATCAATTCCTGCTTCATCGTTTCCAATAACATCAGAATCTCTTGGACAAGGTTTCATTACAAATGCATAAATCCTAATTAATACATTGGGAAATTTTCTAAATAATTCATTAAATGATGATTTCATTCTATCAGGATAATCTGTAGAAGTACCATCACAATAAATTTCTATACAATATTGATGATTAGGTGGAATTTCAGGTGGTGATTTTATAATTTCATTAATAGTATTTACAAAACTGGTTCCTCCACCACGATTACCATCTTTACTTTCAATCATATTTGAATATAATTTATTTACAGTATCTAACAAATTTGTAGTTTTTTCACGGTATGGTTTTACTGAGGGATTACCCAATGTAATAATATCAATTAAATCAGATTCAGATTCAGCAAATGATAAAAATGACCCGATATCCGAAGTGCTCGCTTCTTGAGAATTATATTTTTCTTCAATTTTAGATTTAATAGCATTATGAACCGGATAGTCAATGCCATTTAGTGGGATTAATCCTTTTCTAATACCATCTTTTACTTGTATTTGATTTGATTGTGAATAACCTGTTGAATAGCTCACATCGATTACAACAGTTTTAATTTGTTTTTGATGTTGTTTATCTTTAATTTTTGAAATTTCTTTTATTTCAGATTCAATACTTGTTAATTGTAAACGACTCATCTGTGATGTAACATCTTCTGATGAGGCACTTGCTGAAGAGTTCATTATAAACTTTGTTATAACTTGCAACTTAATAGTTTTGATTTAATAAAAAAAATAAGATTTTAAAAACTTCAAGATTCAATTTTTTTAGATAAAATACATAATTTACAAAATTAGTTTTTATTACATACCACCACGAAGACGAAGAACAAGGTGGAGAGTTGACTCTTTCTGAATATTATAATCGGCAATAGTCCGACCATCTTCAAGTTGCTTTCCAGCGAAAATAAGACGTTGTTGATCTGGTGGAATCCCCTCCTTATCCTGAATCTTTTGCTTAATGTTCTCGATAGTATCACTGGCTTCTACATCAAGTGTAATAGTCTTACCTGTGAGTGTTTTGACAAAAATCTGCATATTGAACTTTATAAATCTAAAATATTTAATAATTAAGTTTTTTAATATATTAATCAATATAATTATCAATTTTTGTTATGAATATGTGTGTGTGAATAAATAAATTTACCTATCCCAGCATCTGAGAAGAGAATAGACTCTTGATTTCCTTGATGATCTTCTCGTGCTCAGAAGAGTTGCTCTTCATGATCGAGAAAATGCAAGAGCGTACCTTGTCAGAGAGTTCAACTGTGTCACCCATCATCTTGACAGCTGTAGACTCGTCCCAGATCTTCTTGATGATAATTGCCTTGACGTGTGGGGCATTAGTAATCATCTTGACAGCAATTTCGGGGTGTGACTCCTTCTTCTTCTCGAATGCAAGGAGCATCTTCTGAGGTGCACCCTCTACGAAGGCCTTCAGGATATCACCGTTCTCCAGAATCTTGTCTGTGAACTTGAGAACGTCGTTCTTGAAATCAATTACGAACTTGTCGATGTTTGTAATGAAAGCCTTGATCTTCAGGACATCTGGAAAATACTTTGTCGCTGTATTTGGGATGGCCATGATGTTGTCCCAGTAGTGCTGCTTAGGCTTGTGGACCCAGTAGTATACTGGTGTCTTCAGCTTGAAGTAACGCCCATCAACGTATACAACACCCCCCTCTGCATGGAATGCGTAGCTGTCGATCGGGTTAGAGCGCTTGTTGTGTGGAGGGAAAATACCAAAAAACTTGTTCTCGGTCATCTTACCCATGACAACATCCATGATCGCAGTATGGAACTCATTCCCAACTACCTTCGAATTCATCACCCAAAAACAAGGATCACGAAAACCAGAATCTACGACACGATTCTGGCACTCCTGTGTCGAATGAGGGTGAAACTTCTCCCCGTCGTGGTAACCAAGAAGAAACAGAGCACTCTCCTGAGAAGTGACTGCAAGACCATGAATCTTCTCCTGACGGGCAGGAGTGTTGTTCTTGCAGCAAACCTCGAAGGAAACGTGGATCGTATCATTCAGAGTCTCGTCGCATGCATTGCAAAAGTTCATCAGAGACCATAGGAACGAATCCCGAAGATCATCGTCGAACACCTTCTGAAATGAACGCTTGTCAGAACAAAGATCATCGTACGTCTTGTTATCCTTAAAGTGTGACCACATTGCAGTTACAATCGAAGGAATCATGAGTTCCGGTGTGAGCCAAGTATTGTTGCTAGAAAGCACCACGACGTAGCCGTACTTATTCATCGAGTACTCAGCCAGAGCCACCGAAAATGCCTTATCAGCGTACAGATCGTGTAGCACTGTAAGAATAATCTTTGACATCTCGGTGCTGTATACGTTAGCAACTAGGTACTGACCGTCGACCTTAAATGTATAGGTCACGTCGTCAATCCCCTTGTTGAAACTAATGATCTTGTCGATGTCTGCCTGCGAGAACTTATCCGAGCTGTAAGTGAAGCCATCCTGAGTATCCTCGGCAGCAACGCCGTTGGGAATCTCAAAGGACGTCTGCATCCCGATCTTCAGGGGCTCCCAGTGGTCTGTGCACCACATGGCACAAAAGCCACGAGCACCAAGACCCCACTTGGTCTTCCAGCTCTGACAACCGTCGATGTACTTGATTGTCACGTACATGCCGTTATTCACCAGGTGCTTACCATTCACCTTTGTCGACCCGTAGATCTTGCACATGTGCTTATGCTTCATGAAGAAGGACCCGATCTTGTTAGGATCGACGAGGTGGTTCAGAACCTGAAGGATGTCCAGATTCGACAGGTCATTATCAAGAGGTGTGGGAATTACTGGCGCCTTCTTTGGGGGTGTCTTGATGGAATTCTTCTTACGAGTATTACGCTTGTACATACCCGTAGTCAGAATCACCATAAATGCAATGAAGAGTGAGAAGAAGAATGGAACCATTTGAATAGGATCTGTTTAATAATTAGCCAACAGAATAAAACTAGTATTACTCTGAAAAAACCTTTTAGAATAATAAAATTTTCAATTTTTTTTTATTTTGTATAAAATTTTTATCATAATGTTACACAATACATAAAAACAAATAAATAAATAAACAAATAAGTAATTTACGACTTGGTCTCATCGTCACAGTCATCCGTAATGGTAGCTACAATAGAAGCGACAGCTGGCATTAGCTCATCTGGAAGCTTAATTGTCGGATGTTCCTTCCGGAGGAGAAAACCTGTAAGTGAGTATGCAAGGATATCAAGATCGTTCTCGGCGGTGAATGAAAAGATCTTGTCTGCCCACGCAGGATCCGATCCAGAAGTGAATCCGGTATCAACAACGAGATAATCGGCATTAGAAGAGTAGGACGCAGCCTCAATAATCGAGTACGCATTCACACGCTTTCCAGACATCTTGGCAGAGGCATTGATCTCATCTGTAGACATAATCTCAACTGTCTTACCTGAATCCACGAGAATTGAGGCAACAGATGAAATCACTGACGACTTTCCACATGCAATCGGAGCACAAAATCCAATCACAGTAGTCTTCTTCCCATTAGGACGCTTTGTATTAACTGAATTATCGTGATAGTCATAATGCCCAACCAGACCAGTGAACAAGTTTGTCATTGTGTTAACAATGGCGATATCGTCCTCGAAAAAGCATGCAATGTCAGACGGAATCCGATCAATCTTGCTCTTGGCCTTCAGAGAAGCATCCCCCTTTGTGTTCACCTCCTGGAAGGAAAAATCAAGAGGTGGTGTCTTGATATAGGGGTGGATTGTAGTAAACTGAGACGTAAAGTTTGCATTAGCTGCATGAAGCATCTCAACCCGAGTAGGACCGTCCACGATACGACGATTCGTCACCACCTGAATCTTGTTAAGTGAGTGTGCAGCAGCCATGGCAAGATCCGTGTACTTTGTCACAGCTGGATTCCCAACAACATTCGGGTCTCGAATCCACTTAAACCCTGCATCCTTCTCAGAATCATCTGTTGTAGCAAGTACACCATCAAAATCGAATGCAACTGACGGCTTTGAAGTCTTCTTGTCGAGAAGGCACTCGAGAGCCGGGAAAGCACAGAATGAAATGGGAGTGTGGTGAACATCATCAAAAGAAGCAAGCTTCCCGACAAACTTGTCACAGTACTTTGGTGCTGCAATTGTAATATGCCAAGAAACACTATCAGATCGAGTATCTGTGTCATCGACAATCACCTTAAAACCTGCGTAAAGACCCTTCTTTGCTCCACCTCCAAAAGCCGTAATAGCATCTTCATCAGTTTGGTATGTCTTGCTGTAAAACGAAACAATCTGTACACGGCGCACGGACAATTTGAAAGAGTCCTTATCACCGTAATTTGTTGTGATGTGAGTGGGTTTCGTACGGGTACAGAGTAGCTCCATGATATCAATTTTCCCATAAGAAGCTGCCAACAAAATATCCTTCCGAATGGGAATCCCATTGTAAACATTCTTGTCGAAAGTACGTGTCTTTACTGGAATAGAATCTAACTGGCGAATAACGTCGTTGGCCATGTCGAATGAACTGCGACGCTCCGATGTAATCGAAGCTGCAAGCTCTTGAATAAGCGATGATAACTCGATACAGGTCTGCTTACGAAGATCACCCTTCAACTTCTTGCTACCCATTTTCAGATTTCCGAGTGCCTGCATGGAACGCTTGATCTTTGCAGTGAGAGCGGGATTGTTCTCACCACCAATCGAGACGGGAATACCATCAGATGCCGTGTCAGGGCGCTTCTTAAGCCATCCATCGAACTTCTGGTAAAGTAGTCCGACAAGTGTCATCTTGCCCATGGATACACTAAGGAGAGTGTCGAGAAGTGCCGTATCAGCGGCGAGTGTCAGAAGAAAAGCGAGGATCATGGTAATTGATTCAGTTAGGCTTATAATGTTACTATTTGAAAAAGAATTGTAATATTTTATTATTTTCAATTTTTTTAATACAATTATTTATGATATATTGATATCCAAAATAAATTTATAAATATTAATATATAAAGCATGATACCATTTTTCCCTGTATATAATTATTTCTAAATAAAAATTATATAATATATAGTTTATGGGAAAAAATAATAAAAAAACACGTATGAAGAATAAAAAAGAAAATAAAGTTAGTTTTATGATGCCAGAAGGTAATAATCTTTATAATAAGCAAACAAAAACAAGTGAACATAAAAATATATCATATTCAGTATATGTAGATGAAATGATTGGAATGGAAGATTATAGACGAAAAATAAAAATTTGGTTAAGTGATGATTCTGTAACCTGTTGTCATAATTGTAATACTGAATTTTCATTATTCTATAGAAAGCATCATTGTAGAATATGTGGAAAAATATTTTGTTATTATTGTTCAAATAATTATATTAAAGTAGTAGAAGAAATAATAGGAGATTTACCTCAAAACCCATATTATACAGAAGATTATAAAAATAATAATCAAATTAGAGCATGTGAAAAATGTATGAAATATATTGAAGATTTTAATAAATATCATAAACTAATAAAAATAATTTCTAATTTTGATATAAATACAATTCAAAAATGTAAATATATAAATTCCAGATGGGAAAAAGCAAGTATTTATTGTTTAAATAAATTAAGAGATATTCAATATAAATTATCTGTTGAAGAAATTGATGAAACTGAAAAAAAATTATTACTAAATAATATTTTCTATTTTTCAGGACATAATAGATGGTTGATTCAAATTATAAAAATGATTGATTTTGATAATAAATTTCAAGTTCAAAAATTAGAAGAAATTTTAAAATTACCAAAAAAAAATGAGTGTATTAGAACAATGTGTACAAGATTATGTAAAAACAATTTTACAATAGATGATATATTAGATATATTACACTTGGGTATTAAAAATGTTACAATAAAAAATATAATTAAAAAAACAATTTTAAATGTGAATAAAAATAAATTAATATATTATTTTCCATTCTTTTGCTTTCATCTAGAAAAAAATAGTTATATATTAGATATAATCATAAAGAAATTTTCAAATGATTCTAAATTAATAAGTGAATTATATTGGTGTGTTAAATTATATAATACAGATGATGAATTTAAGAAATCAATTCAATATAAATTTAAAAAATATTGTGATTATGAAAATATCTTAAAAATGGAAGAATTAGTAGATTTTGATATAAATAAAGAATATTCTGAAATTATAACTCCTATAGATCCGGATGAAATTTACAAAACAATTAACAAAGATGATATACAATATATTGAAAGTGCGTCAAAACCAATGATTATTCCTTTTGTAAAACAAAACGATCAAATAAAAAAAATTATGTTTAAAAATGAAGATATTCGGAAAGATCACGTAATAGTTAATTTAATTGAGTTATCATACAATATACTAAAAGAAAACAATATTATCAATACTGATTTTATTACTTATAAAGTATCACCTATATCAATTAATTCTGGTTATATAGAGATAATTGAAAATTCATCAACTATTTTTAATATTACAGAAAATTTAGGATTTACTGTACAAAATTATATTAGTGAATATAATAATGATAAAACAGTAAAAGAAATAAAAGATAAATTTATACAAAGTACAGCTGTTTATTGCGTATTATCTTACTTGCTTGGAATTGGTGATAGACACTTAGATAATATCATGATTTCACAAACAGGATTATTATTCCATATTGACTTTAGTTATATTATGGGTAAAGATCCAAAATATAATAGTAATGATTCAATAAAAATTTCACCTGAAATAATAAATATGATAGGTGGTTATAATAGTGATGATTATACTATTTTTAAAAAATATTGTGTTAATATTTATAATACTCTAAGACTCCATGTTAATTTATTTATGAATATGTTATCAATTGTTTCATATATAGATAATTCATTTAATTTAGAGTATATAAAAAAAGAAATTTTAACAAGATTTGAAATTGGAGTTAGTTCTTTAGAGGCATCACTCCATTTAGATACTAAAATAAACTTAAAAGGATATACTTTTGAAGATAAAGTAATAGATTTCTTATATAAATCGAAAAATTCTAATTTATTTAGAGGAATATCATACATAAAAAATATACCAAATAATATTTATAAATCGTAAAATTATAATATTTATTTTTCTACTTGAATGAAATAAAAAAATCAATACCGAGACTCCAGTTCCTCTAACTGCTTCCGGTGCCTGCTCTCCAATTTCTTCCTATCCTTGGCAACCATCTTCAACTCTTGGTGATGCTTGATGGGAAAACAGATTGCAGTATTTATCTTTCCGGCAATCTGCCTTTCCACCGTAATACCACTATTGGGTGAGAAAATCCCCGAAAACTGTGCAGATATTACGCGATTGTTGATCCGTGCGTTGGCCTTCATCTCGAAAGATGCCATTTCCTCTTTATGCTTGGTCAACAATCTCGTAATCAAAGCCTTCTTGTCTGTCTCGATGGGGGGCTTCCTGTCCTTCTTGGTATGGGTCTGTTTCTTCTTTTTGGGCATGATGTGAAATGTTTAGTACTATAATCATTAATATAAAGTTTAGGGTATTTAAAATTTCAATTTTTTTTTAATTACCAATAAATTTTATCAGGAAAATATTTTTTTATTAATATATTATAATATTCTTTTGCTTTACTTTCATCAATTTTACTATTCGATTTTGTATATAAATCATACTTTTGAAAAAGTTTAACCCATTCTTTCATTTTTTTATCCTTATTATTTTCAAAAAAATTATATTCATTTTCTGTATGCCATAAATATAATGAATGATACCTAATTATATAAAATGCTTCTTCTGGTAAATTAATTTTATTAAACTTTAATAATCTATATAGATATTCATCGTGTCCAAAACTACATTTCAAATTATCAAATCCACATTTTTCTTTATAAACACCGAATTTTGAATCTATGTAATGTATATTTAAATTATTAAATTCCGGAAATACAATACTATCTGGAATTTTACATCCTAAAACAAAAGTGTCTCCAACTATACTCCATTGTTTTTTCATACTTGTCCCATCTTTATCACATCCTTTTTTATAAATAATTTTTCCCAAATCATGTATTAATCCAACAATTTGCAACCACTCAGGATGCCCATCTTTTCTTAATCCTTCGGCTGTCTGATATAAATGTTGATGATTGGATAAAGATATATCAGGATCACTTAGATCTATAAAAGTTTTTAGAAAGTCAAATAATTCCCAAAATGTATTTTGTTTATCAAATTTACAATATTTATTTATTGCATAATTATAAAATTCTATAGAGTGATATTTTCTCTGATCTTTATAACACTCTTTTACATTTTCATTAACATTTTCATAATTTCTATATGTTTGTTCATTCATAATTATATTAAATGTAATAATTATAATATATTTAAATGAATGATATAATTAATAATAAATGGAGTGAATTTTGGTTTCAATATATACTTGATAATAATCATAAAAAATGGGATTGGGATTTATTATCAAATAATGATAATATAACACTACAATTATTAAAAAACAATATGAATAAACCTTGGAATTGGAAAATTATATCAAGAAAAAATTATATAACATGGGAATTTGTAATAAGTAATTTAGATAAAAATTGGTGTTTCTCAAGTCTTTCTTGTAATAAAAATATATCAATTGATAATATATTTAATAATAATTATTTAAAGTGGGTTCCATTTAATGTTAGTTTAAATTCAAATTTAACTTGGAGTGTAATAAAAAATAATTTAAATTACAATTGGGAATGGAATATTATATCTAAAAAAATGGTATTTAATCAAGATATAATAGATACTATACATTTAATAAATTTTAATATTTTATCACAAAATACTAATTTAGATTTTAATTTGGTTAAAAATAATATTCAAAAAAATTGGGATTGGTATGAATTAACAATAAATCCTATTATGACAGAAGAAATTATAATTAATAATTTAAATCTACCATGGAAATGGGAAATATTAGGAGAAAATTCTAATATTACATGGAATTTTATTGAAAAATTTATTGACAAAAAATGGGATTGGAATATTTTATCAGAAAATATTTTTATTAATGAAAAAATTATAAATAAATATAAAGAAAATTGGAATTGGATACTCTTATCATCAAATAAAAATTTAACCTGGAATATTGTTAGAAATAATTTAGATAAAGATTGGTCATGGTTATTATTATCTAAGAATATAAATATCCCAATAGAAACTAAATTTGATAACTTGCAATATCCTTGGGATTTTAATATTTTATCAGAATTACCTAATTTAAAATGGGAATATGTTAGAAATAATTATAATAAACAATGGAACTGGAGACAACTATCTATATTTTTTAATTGGGATATAATTGAAAAAAATAAAAATTTTCCTTGGAAATATAAATACATTTCCGAAAATAAAAATATTAATTGGGATATAATTGATCAAAATAAAAATAAAGAATGGGATTATAAATTATTATCAAGTAATAATATGTTTTCCTATAAAAACAAATGGGTTTTAAATAAAAAAATACAATATATAAAATCATTACAAATACAACGTTATTGGAGAAATTGTATTTCTAATCCTACTTATAAATTAGCAAGAATTAAAATTTTAAAAAGTGCTGGAATTATAAAGAATAATATTTTTGTTTAATAACCTTATATTCAGAAGCTATATTATCATAAATTTTTTTTTCTTCTTTACAAGATGAATTTAAAAGTAACCCAGTTTCTTCATCTAATATTGAATTTTTATATTTAGTTAAATATATATTCACCACTTTATTTAATTTTGAATTTATTTCTTTTCTTATTTCATAATTAAGAATATTATCATCAGCACCATTAGCCTTTATATCAAAATTTCCTAATTTAAGTTTATTTTGTTGGTTATATATTTTTAAGAATGAACTTCTCAAGTTTGTCCATAAATTTTTAGACCAAATTATATCTAATATATCATATTTTAAATCAAATTCTTTAAAATATATTTTTGAATTCCAGTTTTGAATAATCCGTATCTTATTATCAAATAATTTAAAAATTTTTTTCTTTAAATCATCATATTTTACAAATCTATTAACAACTCTATTATATTCTTTTATAGTTTTTTTCTGATGATATTGTACACATGACCTTTTTCCCATACTTTCAGCTAATTTTGTTATACTAAATGATCTCTTTTTAGCTTTTTTATTTGAAGATTCAAATGATTCATTATTATCAGAATCAACAACATTTGTATTTAAATTAGACGAAGAATCAGAGGATTGTCTTTTACGCTTATTTAAAGTTTCTAATAAAGGATCATCAATATTATTTTTTTGGATTGATTCAATAGACATGTTTAAATATATATAACCAAATATATATATATTTAATAAAATTATAAATTATGCTTTTTCATAGATAATAAATTAATATAAAATCAATTTTTAAAAAAATAAAAATTTAACATTTTACAACCATAATATTTATAGTCATTTTATTAATTGTTATAATTTTTAAATCACCTTTTTGATGATCACCAATATTAATTATATTTTCATTTTGATCTGGAAAATTATGTTTAATTTTATTTAAAAATTCCATAGTACTATTTTCATTTGAGTTTAAATATATATTAATAGTATCCCAAATATGTAAATTTAATTCTTTTCTAAATTGTTGAATTTCATGATTTATTAAAGATATTTTATATTTTTCCAAATCAACTTTATCATTTATATCAATTAAACTATTTGTTAATTCTTCATAAATACCATCAACAGATTTATCTAGTTCCTTCTCAATAATTAATTCTTTACCAATTTCTAAGAAAGAATCTCTAAAATTAAATCCTTTATTTTCAATTATTTGTGAAACATTTTTATTAATATTTCCAATTATTTCTTTAGAATATTTTCCCCATATTTTTCCATATTCTTTAAAATTGAGTTTTATTTTATAATTAAATTTAATATCTTTTTTTATTATATTAATTTCTGATATATTACAAGAATTTTTCATATATGTTTCTAAAATTTTTAAATCATTACATTTTACATCTGAATCAACATACACTTTTACTTTTAAAAATGGTTTTTTTAAACATATATTTTTTCTACCTCTATACTGTCTAACACAGTTACAAATATTTTGTAAAAGTAAAAATTGCCTTTCTAAATTATAGTCAATTTCATATTTAGGTAATAAATCCCATTTATATAAATGTACACTTTCTGGATCACTTTCATCTTTTAATTTATTATACAAATGCTCACTTAAAAATGGATAAAATGGAGAAATAATTATACATAAATATTTTAAAACATTCTTTAAAGTAGATAATGATACTGAAAAATCATGTTTATTAAATTTATTCTTCATTCTTTTTCTATTAAAAGCAATATACCAATTATTAAGATTATTAATAAAATTGCAAATCAAGTTTCCAATATTATTTAATTTATAATTATTAATATCTTGATAAATTTTATTTTTTAATATATTCACTTCTGATAATATCCATTTATCCATTAAATTTGTACTTTTATTAGAATCTTCTAATTTATCATCATTAAAATATTTTTTATAAAAAGTGTAATGTTCTTGAAAAAAGTTTATTGAATTTAATAATTGGATACTTGAAGTTTTTAATATATTATGTATCTGACTTTCTAAAAATCTAACAGGTTCACTCATAACAGCACCAGATGATAATAAATACATTCGTAAAGCATCTGAACCATATTTATTAACAATATCCATAATATTTGGATAATTCTTTAATCTCTTACTCATTTTTTTTCCATCTTCTGCTAATACAAGTCCATTTACAATTACATTTTTAAAAGGAGATTTGTTTTGAATAGCTGTTGATAAAACTAGTAGAGTATAAAACCAACCTCTAGTTTGATCAAGACCTTCTGAAATAAAATCAGCAATTTGAATACCATCTTTTTGTGTAAATGGCATACTTCCACTTTCAAACCAACAATCAAAAACTTCTTCGATTCTTTTTAATTTTTTTCCAGATTTTGAAGTTAGAATTATATCATCTATTGAATCACGATGTAAATCTGTTAATGTTTTACCACATTCTTTTTCTAATTCACTTTTAGACCCAAATACTTTAATTTCTGATAAATCTTCTGATATCCAAATAGGTAAAGGAGTTCCCCAATATCTATTTCTAGATATATTCCAATCTTTTGCATTCTCTAGCCATTTTCCAAATCTATTTTCTCCAACATGCTTTGGAACCCAATTAATATTTTTATTATTTTGAATTATTTTATCTTTAATTTCTGTAACCTTGACAAACCAAGATGGACAAGCTAGATAAATTAATTTTGTATCGGATCTCCAACAAAATGGATAGCTATGTTTAATTTGTTTTCTCATAAATAATTGATTATTGTTTTCAATTAATTTAATTATTTTTTTATTACAATCAAATATATTTTCTCCTTTATAATCAGAAATAACATTAGTATATTTACCATTTTCATCTATAGGAATAAATATTGTATCACTAGTTATAATATTATTTTTTTTACAAACATTGTAATCATCTTCTCCAAATGCTGGAGCAAGATGAACAATACCTGTACCTGAAGAATTTAAAACAAAAGTATCTGATACTATTTTAAAATTAGAAATATTTTTATTATAATTAAAAATTGGATTATATTCAATATTTTGTAATTCAGATCCTTTAATTATTTTCTTAATTTCTATATCTTTTCCTACAAATAATGATTCTGTTTGTTCTTCAACACAAATATATACTTTATCATCACAAGATATAAAATTGTAATTAAAATCAGGATTTACACATAATGATGTATTTGCAACAAGAGTCCATGGAGTTGTAGTCCAAACTAGGATATTTACTTTATCTGAAAATAAACATAATTTAGGATCTGTTGAAATAAAACTAACGATAATTGATTGTTCATTAATATCTTTATAATTACTATTTGCTTCAAAATTTGAAAGTGGTGTATTACAAGCAATTGAATAAGGCATAACTCTAAAATCTCTTGTAATTAAATTTTTATCATATAATTGTTTAAAAACCCACCATACCTTTTCCATATAATCAATATCCATTGTTTTATAACTGTTATCAAAATCAAGCCATCTTCCAATTCTTCCAATAGTTTTTTTCCAATTATCTTCACATTTCATAACTACATTTTTACATTCTTTATTATAATTATCAATTCCAAATTCTAGAACTTGTTCTTTAGTTTTAATTCCTAATTTTTTTTCAATCTCATATTCAATTGGTAATCCGTGACAATCCCACCCTGCAACTCTAGGAATAGATTTATTATTGGCAACTGTTTGAAATCTACATATTGTATCTTTAATATTTGCAACAAGAATATGACCATAATGTGGATCACCTGTAGCAAATGGAGGGCCATCGAAAAATTTAAATTTTTCTTTATTTAAATTAATTGATTTTTCAAAAATATTATTCTTATTCCAAAATTCTAATACTTGCTCTTCAATATCAGTTATATTATTATTAATATTTTTTATTTTTTCATTGTGTTTATTTTTATCAAGTTCCATAATAATTTCTTTATAAATAATTCTTTTTTAAATAAATTTTATTTTATTAATTAAAATAATTTTCAATATTTTAATTAATATTAAAATAATCTTATATATTATTTA